CTGCGTTCGGGGACAAGGAGGATTTCCTGACACGCGCAGGGAAGCAAGGACATTTCCGTATCCCTGAGGAGCAAGGTCCCGACGAGACCTCGGAGGTCATTCACCTTCGACGTCCGACGTCCCTTCACAAGGACTATGGGATGCCGGACTGGCTGGCAGCGGTCGCGCAGATCGAACTCGCGCACGCCATCACTCAGTACAACTACGACTTCTTCCTGAACTCGGGCGTGCCGGAGTTCATCATGATCGTCAGCGGCGCGGAGGTCGGCAAGGAGGAGTGGGCCAGCATCGAGACATCGTTCCAATCGGGCACGGGAATCGGCAACGCGCACCAGACAATCCTCCTCAACATCCCAAATGAGAACGTCAAGCTGTTGGTCGAGAAGCTCGGGACAGACATGGCCGAGGGCTGGTTCGAGTCCATGCTTGAGACGGTCGCGTCTCACATCGTGTCCGCTCACCGCGTGCCGCCTCTGATCGCCGGAATCCTGATCCCCGGCAAACTGGGCGCGAACAACGAGTTCATCAACGCGATGTGGATGTTCCAGACTCTCGTCATCCGTCCCGCGCAGACGTGCATCTCCAAATGCCTCAAGCGCACGCTCGGCAGCAAGAACGGCGTCGAAGGCTTGAAGGGCAACAAGTTCGAGATGAAGACCATCACCGAGGAAGTCCCCGTCGCACAGGTCGAGGCTCCCGGCAGCATGGACGAGCCGCCCAAGGCCGCAGGTACGCGCAAGGACGCGGGTACACCCGCCACGAGGCGCGCGACGATCAAGAAGTGGGAAGAGGAGATGTCCGAGAAGTTCAAGGGCGCAGACCCGGCCATCCTCGGCAAGGCGCTCGGCGGCCTCCTGCACGCATACTTGGTGGCCGATGGCGCGGCTGCCTAACGCAGTCGACGCTCAAGGCGTCCAGCGGTTCTATGCGCGGCAGCTTGCTCAGCAAGCGCTGTCGCGCATCAAGCGCGTCACCAAGAGCAAGACGCTCCGTGCCGCTCTCCGCGTAGAGGTCGAGAGCGGGAACTACTTCGTCGGCGTCCCTCACTACTGGGCCGTGTACTATCACGACGGCAGAGGGCGCGCTAAGCCGGACGGCCAGTGGTTGATCTGGTATCCGAACCCTAACGACGATCCGCGCCACCGCGGGGCGTACCCCACGAAGCGCAGCCAGGTGAGGTCCCTCACGGAAGCCGGTGCGAAGTGGCGCGAGGTTCTTGCGGACGTTCGTGCGGGGCGCGCAGTGATGGCGAAGGTGTCAGGCACGTCGCCTATCGCAGGACGCGGTCAGCCTTTCTTCAAGATCGGCCTGCGCAACTTCTTCGGGACGGGCGGCAGGACGAGGCTGAACACGTTTCGGAAGCTCCTCAAGACCACGTTCCCCTCCTTGTTCGTCAGGAAGACGAAGACGTTTACTTTCGTCGCATGACCGTGCGGCAGAACGGGTGGTAGGGTGGCATCCCTAAGCGCTTGAACGATTCCGCAAAGGGCGTGCCCTCACTGGATGCGTCCTTCGAGGATAGCAGGGGCCACATCTCCTTCGCGCGGTCGACGTTCCTGTCGGACACTGCGCTAAGATAGCCTTGGATTTGCCTACGGATCTTGCGCACCTCGACCACCTGTCCGTGAACCCAGCGACAGAACGGCGTCGTCTTGTCGTCGGGGCCTGTGGGGGGGTTGTTGACGGCGACGATCTTGACCTCGTTGCCGAACTTGGCGATGAGGCCCTCGAACGCTCCGATGGAGTGCCAGCGGTACGCCCAGGTGTCCAGGGCCATCACGACCGACCGGCGTGCGCGCTTGAACACTTCGCGCATGTTCTGAATCAGGGAGAGTTTGCCTGCCGTGTGGTGCTGGCCGGGGTCCTTCACGAACCTGCGGACGAGGCCCTTGACGTCCCTCTCGATGCTGGGATCTGTCGAGGCCACTCGCCGGAACCAGAAGCGGAGGTCGTCCGCGCTCGGCTCCGCGATCTCACGCGAGGACCGGGGGAGAGGGGCCAGGGTCTTCGCTGCGCCGCTCGATGCCAGGCGGCGGCCTCCGACCGCTGCCGTCCGGTCGATCTCCATGTCGATCTTGGCAAACGCGGGGAGGAACGAGAGCCACATCGCCTGGATGAAGAAGTCGTAATCGTCGTCGTCGAGGTTGTCCTCTGCCAGGATGTCCTCCACGTCGATCAGGGCTCCGTCTAAGACCTCCTCCACATTGTCGTCGTACTGCCCCAAGAGGAGGGGGGAGAGCATCCTGATGACCGTCTGGACCTCAGGGATGTCCTGGCACGACAAGCACGTATGGATCGCCACGGCCTTGCGGAGTTTTACGATGTCGCTCATGTCATATCCTCCAGTCTCTTCGCCAGCGCTCGGGCGCTGAGTCCGCTAATGTCAATTCCAGTGTACGTCACGCAGGATTTCCCGCAGGAGTCGCATGTGCGGCGGGCTGTTCTCTGTCCGGCCCCCGCTCTGTAGCTGTTCGTGACCTTCATCGTGCCCTTGCACCTTCTCTTGGGACACTCCATCTCTACCTCCTGGGGCCTCTCCGGCGCGCGATCTTAGTCGCTCCATACGCGTACGGATAGAACGCCATGCAGGCCGCGTCGCCGCGGTCGGGCGATCCCTCGCCCGTACGCTTCACGAAGATTTCCTTCTTCTCGATCTTGAGCCGCCCCCTGCCCAGCTTGCCTCCTGCCATGTTGTACTGCCGGGTCGACAACTCGCGGATCAACTGGCTGTCGTTCGGGATGTGGATGCAGCGCGCCTTCACGAGCGCACCCAACTCGAACATGGCCTCGCTGATCTTGTCGAAATACTGCGAGCTTGCTCTCGCCGTGCCTCCGTTGTGGAACTCCGTGATCTGCTTGCCCGCGTCGTAGAACAGGTGCATCATGCCCTGCCCCATGCCGTCCGCGTCTGCCACGTAGTACGCCTCCTTGTCTGACCAGCCTGCGCGGTGCTGCATCTCGTAAGCGTTAGCGACCACGATGCTCGGGTCCGTCTTCGAGAAGTGCTTCTGCTCCGCGACGGCGAGGCCGGAGCGGCGGTAGATCACGGACTTGTCGCTGCCATAGCGAGCGAGGTCGATGCCGAACTGCTTCATGCGCATGGCGGGGACCATGTGCTGGAGGTGCTTGCGGCTAGTGGCCGCCTCGACCATGGGGATGCGCGTACACGCCTCCAGGTCGTCGGAGTTCATCACGCAGTTCGGGTCCTGCAGCGGGAACTCTCCCAGCACGCGCACTCGGTAGACGTCGGAGTCTATGCCGTACAGGTCGATGATGCGACGCACGTTGTCCTTGTTGACGATGGGCGACTCCAGGGAGTTCATCGTGTACGTGCTGAATTGGTCGCGCTTGGTGTGGAAGAAACTGAAGAACTCGCAGTCGCGCGTGTTCGGGTTTCCGCACGTCAAGAACAGCGCGTCAGGCACCTGCTGGTCTCCTTGTGATAGCGTGCCGAAGATCGCCTCCCAGATGTCTGCGGGAATGCCTGAGCCTTCGTCCGCGATGATGCTCATGTGCGGGTGGTGGAGGCCCTGGAAGTTCTCGGGCTTGGTCGAGGTCACGGCGACGACGCCCCAGTCCTTCATTCCGCAGATGATCGCTCGCGTCGCCTGCACCTCGAACATCGCCTTTATGCTGGGGTCGCCGCGGTCGAGGCACATGCGAAGCTCTTTCAGGAAGACGTCTTTACACTGACGCATGGTGGGAGCCGTCACGTACGTCGGGGCTCCATACGACCGGAATGCTCGCCACGCGCCAACTGCTGCCTCCATGTTGGTCTTGCCGACGCCCTGGCCGGACTTGACCGCGCCATAGAAGGGCTCGCCTCGTAAGCACGCCTTGTTGATGTCCTCAAGAACGAGGCGCTGCTGCCACGTCGGCTCGGGCCAGCCCGCCGCCTTCATGAAGGCGAAAATGTTCATGCGGAGTATCTTGAAGAGTCGCTCGAATGTGCGGAGGCTCATGCGTGCTCCTCGTCTTCCTTGGGCAAGTGCATCGGCGGCTCGAACTCCACGTCCACTATTTCGGGGTCGTCGAAGTCTTCGGGCTTGACAGTGAACTCCGCGTCGAGTACCTTGGCATCATCGTGCGCTGTGATCTGGCGAATCAACGCGGTGAAGTCGCCCATCGTGGTGTCGTCCTGTCGATAGAGACCGTGTAGCCTGCACCACTCCTTGAGGGCGCGTCCGTAGTTCGTGAGGTCTAGCTCGCTCAGCGACTTGCGCATCAGGAACTCAAGGCGGGCCTCGGCCATGGCGCGTAGCTCATCGGTCTGTTGAGCCATCTCCGCTGCCATCTCGCGGCGGGCCTCTTTGACGATGGCGTACGCGGTCGCGCGCTTGAAGCGGTACATCTCAGACAGGTGGCCGACAGTCCAGTGCGCGCCGTTCAGCATGACCTTCTTGCAGACGTAC